TTACTTGGTTGTAAATCATACCTTCTTCGATATACAACATCGCAAGGATATCATAAGGTTGTTCATATATGTTTTCAATCAACTTCAAATCGATTATCAATCCGGTCGTCTTGTGTTCGAACTTTTTATCAAACACATATCGTTGACCGTCGATTGTGACTTCACCAATCAATTCAGATTCTTGCGATAACATATTCAAGATGTGAACGAACGCGTCATTGATTGTTTTCAAATCCGCATTGTATAATTTTACTTTTGACATTCCCGAAAATATCGACACGACTTGAACCTTGAATTCAAGTGATTCGGACAATGTTTCAATGTTGAACTTTTCACCACCGGACAAGAACACCCATTTTGATAATTGTAAAGGTGTGCAATCCTTTAATGTTTTTGGAATAGATATATTCATTCTTTATAATTTATGAACCGCAACCGATACAATCAATATGCGAATCGGTTGGTTTTGTTCCGTTTAATTTCATTTGAAGATTGTGGATTTCGTCCTTGATATCCATGTCGTTCATCATATCACCGGTCAACCTTGATTCAAGTGACTTGATTTGTTCTTTGATTTCTTCTTCGTTCATTATCTTAATATTGTATATTTTCCTTTTTGTTTCAATTCCTTTATTGCTTGAACCGACAACGCCAATGATATGACACCATCATCGTGTATTCCATTCGGTGCGGAATACTTCACACGTCTTGTCTTCGAATCATATATGTAAGTGAATGCTTCAAGTTCATCAATCAACCAATCGTGTTCAAGAATCTTAATTGTCCCTTGCTCGAATTGAACCGCCAAATCTTCAATCATTATGGGTTTCGTTTTGGTTGTTGTCACGAACGGTTCGATTAAGTTCTTGCATTTGCTCCGGAGCATTTCGAAGAAGACATCACCTTGATTGTTTACTTCGACATATGTCAACGCTTTGAATTCATTTATTAGCTTTGCCACCTTATTGATAATGGACGACCATTCATCGTGACGCCATCGTTCGACGTGAACCATTGATTGATTTGAATCAAGTATTGTCAACACCGTATAATCGTCCGCACGTCCAATATCAAGACCGCCAAACAAACGACCGGATGATGTGCCAGGTGAAACGATATTCTTTCGAACGTCCTTGAATAGTCCGCTTGAATTATCCAAGAACTCAGCAAGGTATTCTTGTCTGAAAACGTGTTCCGGTAGTGACCTTTTAATCGCGTCGATTTCATTCGGGTCAATCATCGGATTATCATATGAACCGAAATGAAAGTATTTGTATCTTGAATCATAATTGTGTTGAAGTGACAATTGATAAAAATGATTTTTTCCTTTCGGAGTAGAAATGAATACAACCTTTTTTCCTTTGACCAAGACCGTAGCTTGAAGAACTTGTGTCCAAAGCTCGGGACGTGTGAATGCCATTTCATCAATGACCAAGAAATCGAATGTGTTCCCACGAATATTATCCGGACGTTCACCGGAAAAGAATCGGATTGTTGAACCGCATCCCTTCACGGTCAATTCGGAACGATTGAATTCGAACATCCCGCTTCGAACCGTTGCGCGTTCAAGTTCGTCGAATACCTTCTTTGATTGTGAATATACCGGTGACACCCAAGCAATTTGTGAACCTGGTGAATTGATAGTCCAATCAAGAAGTTGATTTGTTGCGAACATAGTTTTTCCCCATTGTCGACCAATGTTACAAACGTAGTATTTTGCCGATTCATTTCGAATCGAATCGTGAATCAACTTTTGATTTTGATGCGGTTTATATCCCTTTATGGTCGCCATTCATTATGAATCGAAATCGAATTTGTCGACTTGCTTATTCTCGATGTGTTGTTTGTCATGCATCCCAAGACAATTCTTTGCGTAGAAAATTCCCTTGCCTTCATTCGCCACAATGTCACGCGCAAGTGAATGGAATCGTTCCGTAATGTTTTTTATAATGTCGGATTTGTTTCTTTCTTCTTCCGTGTCACCTTTTGATTTTAGCCATTCATACCACGTTGAACGGTGTATTGTTTCACCTTGAACAATTGGCAACCATATATTCAAAAAGTATTCAACCGTCGGGATGTGTCTATCCATAACCTTGACAACTTTTCCCGAACCGGTTGCGTGTTCTTTTGTATGTGACAAACATTCGTGAATATATTCGTCGGCTTTGTTTTGTAATGCTTGAACGAATTCGTTTGATTTCATATATATAGTGTACGGTTGTTTATACTATACTATCAATAGATTTATAATAGTTCACTTTAAAAATAATAAAGTCTTGAACGGATAAGTCTTCAACCATTTCGTCCATTCTCTTTTCGGCGTCCGCCAGGGACATCACCGGTGTTTGTGCGTACTTCAATTGTTCTTCCGATACGAACTTGTATTCAATTCGATATCCTTGTTTTAAGTCTTTAATTTTCATTCGATAAAATTTTGATTAATTGTTCTTTTGTTGGATTCTTCAATGTGTGTCCTTTGTCTTTTGCGAACCGACGCATTTCGATATATGTCATTTCACTTGGTTTCTTTTCGAACGACATTTTTTGAAGAACCGGTTTTGATTCAAGACGTTTGAAATATCCGTTGACGTCATGCATTGCTTTTCGAACACACGTTCCGCAATCCATATTGACAAGAACGTTGACACCAATTTGTTCGGTTATTTCTTTCAATTCTTTTTTCATTGTCATCGACACGGAAAATGAACCGGTGTTCGACAATCGGTCAAGTTGACCTTGTAATTCATTACTTGGTTTCATATACAAATATTAGATGTGTTAATAAATAAGACGACGGAAAACACCACCACATTGACGGATTAAAGCAAAGCAATAAAGCAAGTGCAACCCATCCGGACAAACACGACGCGCAATTGAACGGTTTAATGTTCGGAAGATTCATCGATATCAAAATCATTCCGATTGCCGACGCCGTAAAAAGAAGAATAAATGTCATGTTTTAATTGTTTAATTGTTTCGTGAATATATCGCTTGTTCAATTTCGTTTTCTTTTCGATGTCGCGATATGTGTCACCGTCAAGAACCATTTGACCGACTTTGATTTTGAACCATTCTTCGGTTGTGTCCGGTTTCTTATTCATATACTCCCGGAAGAACTCCATGTATTTTGAACCGTTGTCAATTATTTCTTCGTCGATTGGATCGACAATGTTTCCATCATCTTCGAATCGTATTTCATTGACGCGATGTAAACGATTGAATTCAGAATTTGACCAAGTCCATTGTTGATATGCACATCGTGAAAAGAACGCCGGTTCATTGTCAATGTCGTTTCGTTTTTCCATAATAAAGAAAACGTGTGCGACCAAGTCCGGTGACAAGATTGACTCGTTTGTAATCTTGTCGGCAATTCGATACGGTTCTTCGGTTTCAAAAAAATTCATTTTATCTTTATTCCTGGCGCACCCTTTTTAAATTTGTCAAAGTTATCGACTAAATATAAAAGATATTTCTTTATCATTAAACATTTTGTTGACAACTTCGGATTTTCAACACCTTCAACAATGTCAATATCCAAACGAACAAATCCGTGAAGATTCGAAATATACATCGAACCGTCACGGATTGCACAATTTTTCTTTGACAATAATATGTCGGTTAATTCCTTAAAACTTCGCTTCAATCTTCCAACCTTGAATTGATGCATAATATTTGTCGTTCCATTCCGACCCGCGAAGATTGATATCAACTTCACATTGTTGACCTGGTTCGAAATCATTCAACAAATCGGTTGCATCTTTTAAGAATTCAATCGGAAGATGTTGTTCGTATTTTCCGTCGGTCACGGTCAAGACAATGACTTGTTTTTTGAATCCCGAATCAAACGTTTGAACGTCTTGTTTCAATTTAATTGTTCCTTGTAACTTCATATTATTATTATTTGTTTTGTATTTGATTCATTACTTCATTAACGTATTCGATTGCGGAAACGCATTTCGCTTTGATATCATCTTCGATTGATTTGTCACGCTTGTATCGAACCACCGTCAAACGATGTTCCGGTGCGATGTGGTCAACTAAATGAATCGAATGATTGTCCCAATCCTTTAACAATTCAATCGGCGTTGAAACGATTGTATACGCCAAATCGAAAAAGTCCTTGTCATATAGATACATATAAGCGCGACCTTGCCATTCATACATTGACGCGTTCGGTTTTTGCATTGCTTCGTCGATGGTTGCCGGAAACGTTTCCAATGACCAACACGATTTGACATCAATGATTGACGACTTTGTTTCGATATCACATTCACCGGTCAAGAAATCATTCGACTTCCGTTCGGTGTTCTTTTTAAACGAACTAAATTTGACCGCATTATATAACGCGATTGAATCCGGTTCGGATTGGTTTCCCTTGTCAAGATATTTTGAATCGATTTCCGATTGATATTTGAAGAATCGTTCCTTTGCGATTTGACGAAGATATGTCTTCGCACCTTTCGATAAGACTTCACCGTTTTCCATTTCCTTCTTTGTTGGATTGGTCATAATTTTACCAAGTTGTGAACTTCTAATTTTCATCGGTCAATGTTTTAATTTGTTCATCAGTCAACTTGTATGAATTCAAAATCGATTCAATGGTTGTCTTGCCTTCTTTGATTGCTTTGCGTCCTTGTTCGAATCGCTTGTCGCTAATTTGCGCCTTTTCTTTTGGTTCGATTTGTTCGATGCGTAACGCTTCAACAACTTGTCCAAATGCGGACACGGTTGTCACGAACAAAGTCACTTTCTTTGCGCTCCATTCTTCGATAAAATTTGTTCCGTGTGCCTTTGCAATTGCTTTGCAATTAGTCACGTTCAAAATCATAGGTTTTGAATCGACGAAATGACATATTGTGCAATCTTCTTCTTTGCCGTCATTACCTTTGACCTTGTCTTGAACGACCTTGTCAATTGTCAACACCCTTTTTTCACCAGGTGTGAAGTCATACGCGCCTAAGTACGTCGGATTTGTCAGTTTTTTCCAATGTGTTTTTTCCATTGCTTATTTTTTTTAGTTAATAATTAAATAAAGATAATAAACTTATTCCAATATATTATAAAAATGGTCTTTAAGTTGTTTACAATTGTATGCAAGTTCATAGAATTCAATCGTCACGGCTTCGCCTTCAATCCGTTGCAAGAACTCAGCAATCATAACCATAAAACCGATGTTGAATTCATCGTATTTCAAACACAATTCAAGCAGTTCATAAAAATGCGGATTGATTTCGTTACCGATTAATACATCAAGTATTTCGTCCATTTCGACGAACTCAAAATAAATTTCGTTCGGATCGAATTGTTCTTCAAAAACAATACTCAAAGCGGTTGATTGGACAATTGGTAATTTAATCATTCGGACATCTTTGAATGAACGCTTCAAATCCGCATTCGGTTAGTTCTTTGATTCGATATTCTTGCAACTTTGAAACGACACCCTTCTTCGCTTTGACTTCAATGAAGATTGGTTCGTGTCCTTTCTTCAAACAAAGCAAGTCCGGAATCCCGTTCTTGTTTGTCTTGATTAATTTCAGAACAAAGAAACCTTTCGATTCGTATTCCTTTATTATCTTATTTTGATATTTTGATTCGGTCATAATTTAAAAGTTATCGTCACAAAATATCGGTGTCTTTTCACCGACATAACCACCGGAAATATTAAATTCAAAATGTTCAATCGCGTCAAATTCATTCATGTCTTTTTTTAAAATTTCAATTATTTCTTTTATTGAATAAATTAATCGCATTGATTTTGTATCGATTCCAATCACGGCGGAATCAAATCCGTCAAGAATCAAGATTTCTTCTTCATTAAAATTGTATATTATATCATTTAACATATTACATTTTTAAAAACGGACAACGTGAAGTCTTTTTTCTTCTTCACGGTCGCATATATTTTTGATTCAATTCCACGATTTGCAAATATCCAAAACACGTCATTTGATTTTCGTTCCATCGTTGTCAAACGGTCGCGACTTTGCCAATATGAAACCGCCGAAAAATCAATGTTCAAATAAATCAAATATTTTGCCGAAGATAAATTGACACCTTCACGTCCGGACACGATTTGAAGTGCGATGTTCTTGTCGCTTTGATTAAATTCTTCAACATCCTGGCACACATTGTCACCAAACGATTCTTTTATCATATCAAATTCCGCTTTGAATTTGTAAAAGATAGCAATTTTTTGATTCTTGAACCGTTCTTTTATGAACTTTATCTTTGAATTATCAAGAACCATCCGATTCCCGGATTCAAATTTGACCGTTCCCGAATAAAGTTGATGTAACTTTTGCATTAATTTGACACCGGTGTCCGCAAGAATGACTTCTTCTTTTCCTTCGATGACCAAATCCTTTTTCAATTGGTTGCAAAGTTTATATGTTGATGGTTTCATTTCCACGTTCAAGATGTTTTCAATCACATTTGTTTCGAATCCGGCTTGTGATTGTGTGAATCGAACAAAGTATTTGTCAACGATTGGATGAATCAAATCTTGTTTCGCTTCTGAATAATCATTGACCGTTCCGTGACCAAGATGTTTGACCTTTTTGTTCACGAATACATTCGCCCATTTATAAAAAGAAATAAATTCTTTGAACGGTGAAAATCTTGACACCCAAAATTGATGATAGATTTGTGAATACGATTCCGGATGTGGTGTTCCGGACAAAAAAATCATTGGCAAATGTGAAAAAGAAAGTTTGAATTGTTTCGTCGCCTTTCCTGGTTTCGGAAATGCTCCGAACCGATGATGTTCGTCGTGAATAATCAAGTCAAAATCGTCGTTCAATTTGTGCATCGATTCATCGTTGATGACGGTCAAGTCAAAATCAAATCCGAACTTTTCGAAGTCCGATTCAATTGAACCAATGGCTTTCTTTTTTGTAAGGAACAAGACTTTTTTTGCGCCGAATAATTGCGCCGTGTTTAATGCGGTCAATGTTTTACCCGTTCGAACTTCCATCGCAAAATAAACAATCCCGCATTGACTTAAAATGTCACAACCTTTTTCAGACAATTCGATTTGATAGTTACGCAAATTCATGTTAAAAAAGTTTTTGTGTTGATTGAATTATTTCAATACAAAGTTGTTCGGGAATCTTTGATTTTTCATGATTGTTTTTTAATCCTTGCGTTCCACTTCTTGAACTTCTTGGTGATGCTTCATGATGACATTTTGTGTTTCCGTTAAAACAAATCGGTCTTGGATTCCATCCTTTCAAATTAAACATATCGTAAATATTATTTGAAAAAATATCGGTTGGTTTCATTCTTATATCACCATAAGAACAATATGTCACCGTTGTTCTATTTATACCCTTTATAAAATCCATTTTTCGAAATACACTTCGAGGATTCTCAATATAAAATTTCATGTTTGGATTAATTTTCAATATATCATTAATTAATTTAATATTATTTATATTCATTCGGTCACTTTTTTCGGCAAATTCGGATTTTGGATTTGTGTTTTCAAAACGATGATAACTAATTGCGGAAATTGAATATGATGTACATGGCGGTGAACTCCAAATCATATCCGGTATAAAAGGAAGATATTCAAGTTTTAAAAATTCACAATCAAGAATCAAATCAATTTTACCAAATTGAAAGATGTCAATTGAAAAAACTTCATGACCAAGTTTTTCACAAATTTTTCCGATGCTTCGTGAACCCGCATATAATTCCAATACTTTCATATTAAAAAAGTTTTGTTTGTTTAGTATTATTTGATTCATGGATTCCTTTTGCAAGATTGAAAATATGATTTCCGACTTTATAGTCAACCATATTTCGAAGAATTTTATCCTTTCTTTGATTGCCTTTGTAATCTTTTATTGACACATCATGAAACAATTCAAGACGTTTGATTTCGTCTTTGCCTTGACACACATTCACATTTCTTGTTTTACTTGGTTTTGTTATTACAAAATTTGACCAATAAAAATGACGGTCAATTTCTTGTGATGGATGAATCAATGTTTTATAATATGGTTTAACATTTTCAATCACAAATTTTCCGTTGAAATGTGTGTTCAATAAAATGATTTGTTCATACAATTTTAAGTCCGGATAAATTGGATTGTCTTTTGAATGCTTCCAAAACCTTGCGCGTGAATGTGATGGACACGGCGGTGAACTCCAAATGAAATCAAAATCTTTGAAGTTGTTTATCAAAAAATCATGTGCATCTTGAACAATTACTTTGTCGCCAGGATAAAGATGTTTGTACATTTTCGCAAGTTCCGGGTCAAGTTCAACGGCGGTCACTTCACAATCCTTCCAAAGTTTTCGATTGCCACCAAGACAAGAATATAGATTTAATACTTTCATAGTTGTATTTTTAAAATGGACAATCGTCCGTTTGTTTTTCTTCGGTTTGAATTTCAAAATATCTTCCAATATTATCACGCGACTTTACCAAATCGAATTTTTTTAGTTCACAATATTTGTTGACCCAATTTAAAAACAACCGATTGTTCAAGAAATCTTTTGACTTTGAATCGTGAAGAAACAATCGAACGGTTTCGGTTGTGTACATTCTTTTATTCGGTTGAATGTTTCCTTCTTCAATCCAATCGTAAAAGTCTTTTGATGTTTGTTGAATGAATCGTTTTACTTCGGCATTAATCGAAACCGTTTGTGTCAATCCTTCATTCAAGAATGTTTGTGTTATTGAAATCATATAATTGTCAAACGCAATCCAATCCGATTCGCTCCATGAATCAAATAATAAACGACCATATTCATTCAATGGCGAACGCTTCGAACTAAAGTATTGAAAGAATTCAACTTCGTGTCGTCGTCGGTCGTGTGAACCGCCCGAACCATTGATGACATAATTCGTTGTGATGATTATTTTTGGCGACCTATCAAACGGAATGAATATTTCATCCTTGTTTTTCTTGTTCACCGTAATCCCACCCGACACCAATGAAAACAATTGTTCAAAATTGAAGTTCTTTTTGACATCGTCGAATGCAAGAATTTGTGTGTCAACATCGACACGTTGATAAACGAATTGTGATTGATTCGGGTCAAAAGTTTTTCCGTCAATTTGAACCATTTTTTTGAAGTAAGACAAAGCGGTCAACATTAAAGATTTTCCCGAACCTCCATTTGGGTCATCGTTGATTTCCTGGTCGTTCAAAATAATTGCTTTTTGGTCAGTCTTATCCTTGAACGAATGCATCAAATAACCTATTGTATTTTCAAGCGATTTGAGTCGAACCGAATCGTCATTTGAAACCTTTGAAACCAAATCTTGAAAGTCGTTTTTGATATCTTTTGACGTAACAAAGTCGCGTGAAATTATATGCTTTTGCCAAACGAAGCCGTCGACCTCAATGTATGAAAGGAAGTCAATTTTCTTTTTTCCAATCTTGACAACACCATTTTGATAGTACAAATAGCAATGTTCTTTTGTGTCTTGCAGCATTTTAAGAGCGATTGAGTCCAACATATTCAAATGCTTTTCAGAAAATAGAATCGAAGACTTTGCGACATAGTTCCAAACGCTCCATTCGTTTTTACCCTTCAAATGGTCAAGAACAAAGTCCTTTATCTTTTCAATCGATGTTGTGTTTACAATGTTTTGTTCGTGTCGAACGAACAACGGTGTGTCACCACCTTCCGGATAATATTTATTAAATCCATTTTCTTCAAGAAACGTTTTGAACTTGAATGGATTAATTGAAATCGTTTCGATTCCTTGTTTGTTTATTGTCGAAGTCCAAAAGATTGAACTATTCTTTTTCACTTCTTCGTTGACTTCTTCAATTGTTGACTTGTCGATTCCTGGAAATGACTTCACAATTGCATCAATTGAATCACCTTTTTGAACCTTTTGTTTGATTCTTTTGACCGTTGTTGTGTCTTCAAAATATTTTGTTCCGAATGGTATTCGTTTGTATGCCGAACGCGTCAAAGATTGAACATCGTTTTCCGGCATATTTGAACCGGTTATGTTTTGAACAATATATGTCAACGCAAAATCTTCGTCGATACCATACGAACAAAACGCACCCGCGAGAATATAAAGATTGTTGTTCCAATTGTCCGGCGCAAGACCGAATTTGTCATCCCACCATTTCATTAAACGATTAATGATTTCGTTTTCATTGTTCAAAGGTAGCACCGGAATTTTTTCCGTCACGGAATACCCTTCTTCAATTGCTTTGTTTGTGAATTCAATTGAATCCTTGTTAATGAATATATTTGAATCGTATGATTCGAAACAAACGCGCGAAACGTTCGAACATTTTTCGTCAAAGTATTCCGAATCAAAATGTTTTTCAATCCCTTTGAAATACAACTTGTGTTCATCCTTGTCACATTTTGGAATCTTGACAAGTACCTTCAACCCGTTTCCGGATGGTGATGTGAACACCGCAAACGTGAACAAATCATCTTCGATTCGTTGACGTTCTTCAATCATTGCCTGATCCGTTGGATATTTGTCAAAGTCCAACACACACAAACCCGAATGTTCAATCAATGAATTATCGTTTCGACTTGTGAATGTTCCGTTGAAACATACCGCCGGAAGTAACTTTTTTTTATCCTTGTCACCGTTTCGTATTTGTTCAATCAATTCTTTACTTGAACCGTTCTTGATTCGGTCAAGTGCTTCTTCAACTTCAATCTTGTATGACACATCTTTCGTTGAATAAAGGCTTTTAAATAAACTTATTTTCATTTTGTTATTCCGTTTTTAATATAAATATTCCGTAATATTCCACATTTTATTTTGATATGTGGAATGATATTCGTCAATGATATCAACCATCGATGAAAAATATTCCACTATTCCACATAAATCGTCCGAAAAAACGATGGTGTACTATAAACACCTTGTTATATATAAGACTAATTTTCGATTTTTGATGTGGAATGTGGAATCGGTTCTTTTAACTCCAAGAATTCTTTTATATTTCGAACATTATCTTTATAAACATTGTCTTTAAATCGTGTCAAATTTTCGTGTTGACTTAATCCATTGATAACCGTCGCGTGATTTCGGTCGAACATAAGTCCAATATCGGTCAATGACAATTTTGTTTTTTTTCGCAAGAAATCCATTAAGAAATAACGTTGATGAACAATGTATTGTTTTCGATTTTGCTTCTTCAATCCTTCAATGGATATAATTTCGCGAACTTTCGCTTCGTAATCGTTTTGATTTTTGTAGTCTTTATACGTCATACTTGTATTTTTTTAAAAGTTGTTGTTTAATGTTTTTCGAAATCTCATTGAATCCGTGAATCTTATTCCTGGTCGTCGACTTGACTTTCGGAATGTAAACGTTTTCGACTTCTTTTGATTCGCGTTGATTGAACGCGTTTTGAATTTTTTGATTTGTGTTCATAGCTTTTTTTTTATTAAAGATACAAATAAATGTTAATAACTATTTAACATTTATTTTAATTCGTTGAATTTTATCACGCATCCAATATTCATCACAAATGGTTTGATTGTTTTCGTCTTTTCCTTTGCTGGGAATCTTTGCGAAATAGCTTTGTCGATACTCATTGTCAACCGCTAAAAATCGGTAGCAAGTGTATCTCATCGTGCAATTACCCCCCTTGCATTTTGTTATGTCCGCCATATTTTACTTAGTTAACTAATGTCTAAATTCAATCAATTTGCGATTATACATTGTCGCTATTTAATACTATTAGTACTATTACCAACCCTAAAATTAAAGCTACTACTAATTGTATTTTATCGAATGTATTCATAATATCTCGCAATATAGTTCTTGAGATTCATTCTCAGCAATTCTCTCAATCTCATAAGTGATATCTTCTTTAAGTTTTTTACTTAAGTTAAGTGTATCTAATGATTCCCCTTCAACCCAAATGTCTTCTACTACATAATCAATAAAACAGAAACCATTATCATTATCTGAGTTTCGCTCAAAGGAAAGCTCAAAATCTACAGAGTACTCTTTACCACTTTCATCAATGAATGTTAAAAGCCTTTTGTTGTCGCTTGTTTCAATGTCTACCTCATACCCCTCTACTAACTCGTGAGATTTAATTATATATTTTGTACCAATAGCGTTTAAAACGGCTAAATCGTAATTCTCATAAAAGCTCCCGTTAACTGAATAAATTTGCATAATCGTTTTTTTAAGTTTTAAAATTATGGGGGACTTGCACCCCCTTTGTTTTATTGTTTAATAATTAGCTATACTTACTTCGCTCTCATCTACACCTTGTAAGTTGTAATCTTCACATAATTCACTAAAGACATTTTTAACTTCATTGTAAGACTTCATATCTATTACGTTAATAGACTTTACCAACTTGTTATTTAAAAGAATGTTCCAAACACCTTGAAGAGAACCCTTAACTTTTCTATCTACAATAACTGCTTTAAGAACAAATTTATTACTTTTACTTGCTTTGTATTGTACTGCTACTTTCATGTTTTCTTGAATCATCATAATAATTTTTTTTAGTTGTTGTTGCATCGTTGCTACCCGACAAATATATATATACTTTTTCAATAAACAACACTTATTAACAAAAAAGATGTATTTATTTACAAATTAATTTGTAAGTACTTGATAATCAAACATAAAAAAAACCTCATTAAATTAATAATAAGGCTCTTTTTGTTTATGGTTAGGGTAATTTTATAAATCCATAGGTACGTTTATTGCGTAATTTCCTCCGAATACTACAGCACAGCCGATAGCAGGTTTTTTAAAGTTCTTTCCGTATGCCATAGCGTAAGATTCGTGATTGATTCCACAGCCAACAGCACATCCAAATATTTTAAAGTTAGCACCTACAACGAACTCGGTAAACATTTCTGTATGTCTATGTCCCTGAACAGTTGACATCATATCATCCTTTGCTTTTTTTGATGCTCTTCCTGATTCTCCGTGTATATATTGCACTCCATCAATTACTACTCTGTCTGTAAACTTCCACCCTGGAACATTCAAAACATCTGCGTATTCTTTGATCCATTGCTTAGGAATACCTCCTGTAAATGCTTTCCTTCTTATTAGTCTGTCGTGATTTCCGATTGTTACATCAGCTTCAGGGAAAGCCTTGTGCCATTTAGATAGCTTTTTAATGGCGTATTCTAGCTCATCTCCTGCTCCCATTCCGTCAGGATCACTCTCGTGGTATGAACTGTAGTGATTATCTATAACGTCTCCGATAAAAACTACTTTATTACAATTGTATTGAGCATAGGTTTTTTTACAATGATCCAGGTAGCCATTTAAACAAAATGGTTCGTGCAGGTCACCTATCACTAAAACCCTTGTTTCCTTCTTTGTGATATTATCGTAAGCCTTTCTTAAATTACCTTTTATTCTTGGTCTAAAATCCTTCATACTTTTATTTTTAAAAAATCCCTCACTATAAAAGCAAGGGATTAAACAATTAAACTAAACTATGAAACCTCGATTGAGGAGTTACAAATATAGTAAAGATTTTGAATAAACAAATTATCTCTTAATCATTAATAAAAAAAACATCCCTGATATAAAACCTATAATAAAACAAAACAACCATATTTGCCAACCTCCACCACTTTTTCTAACTTCAGTTTGGTTTAATCTTTTTTCTAACCTAGCATCTAATCGGTCTGTCTTCGCATCTTCTTTAATTACCTTAATTTCTTTTTTCGATTCTAAGCGTATCTCCTGCCTTGTTTTAATAGGTTTTATGTACTTATACCTAAATTGAATTAAAGTGTCTGTAATGCTCTTAAAATAGGTATATCGAACAGTATCATTAACTACATATGGTATAGAATCTAAAGTTTCAATCCTTATCGTATCTGTTACTGTTTT